GGAGGAATATATCCTTTATCCCAAGTCTTCCACCATTCCCTTTTAATTAAACTACCTTCTTCCGATGTTGGATTTTGCATCCACTGTGCATTCCATTTACCTACCGATAGAGAAGCTTTGACTCCTTCTAATTCTTCTAGCTTCCAATATTCTGGCCAGACAGGTTTATTACTAGGTAAGATAGCAGGGAACTCTACAATGTCCCATTGATCTGATTTTAATTCTTTTTGGCTTTTCAGTAACATCCCTGTTAAATCTTTCATGTTCCACCGGGTCATAACCAAGACAATCGCTCCGCCTGGTTGTAAACGCTGACGAGGACCAGAGGTATACCATTCATAAGCTCGTTCCATAGCTTGCATGTTCAACGCATCTTGCTCCGAGTGTGGGTCATCAATAATCAATAAATCCGCTCCACGGCCCGTGATCGCCGATCCTACACCGGCTGCATAATATTCACCGCCTTGTTCTGTTTCCCATTTGCCCGCGGCTTGACTATCTTCTCGTAATCTTGTTTCAAACACTTGCTTATATTCTGGAGAGTCCATTAAGTTTTTTGCTTTTCTACCAAACCTAACTGCAAGTTCGGTCGTGTGGGTGGATTGAATAATTTTTAATTTAGGACGTCTGCCAATCATCCAGGCAGGAAGTAAGAAGGAACTAAATTCACTCTTCGTGTGCCGCGGCGGCATGTTAATAATTAGTCGTTTAATTTCTCCCGTAGCAATCTTATTAAATTTATCCGCAATAATTTTATGATGTTTACCTTCAATAAATTCAGGCCAAACATGTTTGACAAAACCCATAAAGTCATCGTGGACTTTTGATTTAATTTTTTTTTCGGAAAGTTTTAATGCGTATTTAATAAATTCTTTTTTCGCATCGGGTGGTAACTTATTAATTAGTTCTTCATCCATAAAATTTTTTGCAGAATTTTTTTGGCATTCTGTTTTGCAGAGTTTTTATTTTTTTAGGGGTACCCCCTATAAAATTTTTCTGATTTTATAATTGTAATGCCATTTAGTTTTTTTAGCAAGTATATGTCTAAAACCTAGATATAAGGGTAAGTCTATTGTCTGCGGGCCCGAAAAAGGGGGTGGGGGGTGTTTCGATTTTCTAGATTGACCTTTGGTTAAGGTACCCTACGTTGTTTGTTTACGGGTGGGTGGGCCCATAGTTCACGAGCTCATACTGTTGTAAATTTACAACACTGTTGCCACAGTGCAACGACCTGGGTGGGTGGGCACCGCGGTCACCGAGCCGCGGATTGTGGATAACTTTAATCTAATGTATTCAACTACTTATGGGATTTTCTAATAATAATGCTTGATGCTAATAGGGACAATGATACTGTAAGCTTAAACAAAAGAAAGAAAAATGAAAACAAAAATGCAAACAAAAGAAATAAAAAACTTTAAAATGAATGATGAAGTTTATTCATTAAGAAGAAAAGTAATCAATATGATCTATGAAGTTAAAGATCATATTAAAACTTTGCCAAGAGTAGAAGTAAGGATTGGCGAAGCGCGATGCGAGGACAACTTGTTGGGACTTGCATCCAGGGGAAAGTGTCAATTGTGGATTACAAAAAAAGCAATTGATATGAATGAAGATGCGTTAAGAAATATTGTTTATCATGAATTGGTTCATGCGGTGTTTGGATTTAAACACGATGATAAATGTCCGTTGATGCAACCAACTTTAAAAACAATATTAAAAAAAGAAGATTGTTTGAAACATCTTCTTAAATATAAAAACTACAAAGGAGAATAAAAAATGAAACATACTGATAAGTTAAAATCTATTTATAAAAAATGGATTAATACAAATAAAATTGAGATTGTATCAAAGTCTTTTTATGAGCCAATCCATTTAATTTTTAATAATCCAAACCTGTCTTTAAAACAGCAAGATTGGTTAAAAAAATTTGTTAGAGTTTTTTCTTTAGCAATTTTAAAAGATTTAAAAAACTAAAAACAAAAAGGAGAAAGTAAAATGACTAATGACCAACAAAGAATGGAAGCATACCGAGGAGCATTAATTGAAGCAATCGTAACGATTGACCGAAAGACCTACGGAAAGTGGAACGAGGATTGGGCAAGGTTAAGAAGAATTGTCGACATGGTTTTGAATTTTGACAGACCAATTGACAGAGCAATTGCCTACGCTGAAGAAGAAGTAAAAATACAAAAATCATATTACGAAAAAAGGAGGAAAGAAAAATAATGGAACTGATCGTAGAAAAGAAAAGCGTTTACGGGAACCAATTAATTTATCCCGTATGCGATAAAGCAAAACTATTCGCTAACATCTCGGGCAACAAAACTTTGTTGCCTGGGGTTATTGAATGCATAAAAAAACTTGGATACAATTTAACAACGAAAGGACAAAAGCTATGAGAGCATACCAGGGGTGGGAAATTGAAAGCCCACAAAGCAACGCGGGCCGTTGGTCGGTGATCTTAAATCACAAACACAGTCACCGAACGCATTTTATAAATTTAGAAAGTTCAATGACTTTGAGGAGCGTTGAGGATTTGATTTATAATACAATTGATAAATTAATTGAGGAGGAAAAAAAGCGATGAGGAAATACGAATTTAAAGTACCTTGTTATTATTATTATGAAATATTTGCGAACAATGAGGATGAAGCAAAAAAAATACTTTTGGACAATGGGGGCATGGATATTCAAGGCGAACTTTGTTTTGATGATAATGCTTACAAAGAGGCAGAGTTAATTAACTAGATCGAAACGCCCCAGGCGGGGCGTCCTGCGGTTAGGCCGTAGCTGATGAGATCAGAAACAAAAAGAGGAGAGGAAACAATGCTAGTTGATACGATAAGTGAATACCAATTTATTGGTATAATGACACAAGATCAAAACGGCTTTAGCTATGAGGGCTCAAAAGCTTTGTTTGAATACTACGAGGACTTTGAGGAGGACATTCCCTTTGATCCCGTCGCGATCCGTTGCGATTTTACCGAGTACGAAAATTTCGAAGCGGTGCAAAAGGATTATAAGGATATAAGAGATATCGACCATTTGCAGGAATATACGACCGTCATTCCCGTAAGAAGTATTGACGGGAAAACATACACCGAACGCCTACTCGTTAGCGCGTTTTAAGTACGCAAATACCCCGCTTCGCAAATCGCGGAGCGGGGTTTATTATTTTTAAAAATTTCAAAAAATCGAGGCAGGGGGAGGGGTGGGAGCCCAGAGGGCACGAGCTCGCGAGCAAGCTTTATTTTTTTTTTAGCCGGGTGGGTGGGCCCGAGGGCCACGAGCCGATGACCTGCGACAAATTGTCGCGCGTCATTTTGGACAGTTGACAGCCCGCGAACCGGGGCGCGCGGTTCGGGGTTATTGTTGATTGATTAATATTTTTTCTATTTTTGTAAAATCATTTTCGGCCAGGGGGGACGCGGTGCGCGGGTCGTTGATAAGCTTTTCAATATCCGCGGAGCGGTAAAGTTTAACAGAGGAACGGGGGCCGGGGTTTTTATGGTTAACCAAGATAAAATTACGCTCTTTTCTGGTGGTGTGAAATAGTATCTGGTGGGGTGAAAATTTAATTTTATTGCCGGTCTGTATTTTTAACTCGACCATGAAAAAACCGCATAAATCATGGTAACCTAATAAATCTGGAACGCCGAACGAGGCCCAGGACTCCAACCTAGTCCACTTAATTAAAGGGGTATTTTTTTTGATTTGTTGATAAAATTTTGACTCGGGTTTCACCGTACAATTAATATACGGTGATACCCTATTTTGTCAATTTTTAAGAGGCTAATTTATCTAAAACTAGTACTTCTTCATTAAATGGAACGATATAAAAGCTATCGTTCTCATCCTTTTTTAATACATTATGAGCCGATAATTTTCTATTGGCCTCCTCTATAGAGTCTGTAACTTCCTCCAGGTAATAGGAGGCTTTGGCACCTCTCATTTTCCATTTTTTAATTATTATATATTTCATATTTTCACCTTTTGTTAATTTCAATCTTTATAAATTATTAGAAATTAATGTCAATAGGATATTATAAGAATTTATAATAATAAGTATTGACATATGAATTATATAGGAATATATAGGAATAATGTTAAAAAAATTAAATAAAAAAGAAATACTACAAATTATAAAGGATGAGTTTAACTCGGAGTTTGTAGAAAAATTTAAAAAGCATAAATTAAATGACCTGCGCCAGGAGTTTAAAATTACTCATGTCGATATTAACACGGGTAAAATATTTTATGCACAACCTGGGGTTTATTGTTTAAGTTGCGCTTGTTTATTAAAAGCCGACTACGTCAACCCCTTTAATAATAACTATTGCGGGGACTGTTAACCATGAAATTAAAAACTATATTTGAAATACAATCTATACTTGATAACCGGGCGGTGCCTTGTGACATGTCGGAATTTTTAGAAGTTGAGTATTATTCTAGTAGTAAAGAAAAATTTTTAAAATACGGTGATATGCATATTACCCACTTTATAAGAGCATTGCAAAAAAAGTTGATAGATCAGGAGGAAACAATCACCAAGTTAAGCAATAAAAATTCTAATTTAAAACAAAAAATAATCAATACAATCATGAAAGGGGTAGAGGATGTTAATAGAATTTAATAAATCAAAAAAGTTATTGAATGTTGATAATAACGCCAAAACAATCAAAGGCCAAAAATTAAAAGTAATGACGGCTATTTTATATTTGGCCCCTGCCGAGTCTAGCGGTTTTAATACATGTCCCCAGGCGTCCGCAGGGTGCCGGGCTAGTTGTTTATTTACAGCGGGGCGGGGTGTTATGCGTCCGGTAAGGCAAGGCCGAGTTAATAAGACAAGGTGGTATTTTTTAGAGCGTGAAAGTTTTTTACAACAATTAGAAAAAGAAATAAAATTGCACGTGGGCCGATGTAAAAAAAAAGGCTTTCAGCCTGCTGTAAGATTAAACGGAACGTCGGATATATCCTGGGAGCGTCACGGTATTTTTGAAAAGTTTCCAGAAGTACAATTTTATGATTATACCAAAATTTATAAACGCGCTCTGAAGTGGGCTAATGGTGAATACCCTAGTAATTATCATTTAACATATTCATTAAACGAGGACAACAAAACCCAGGCTTTTGATATTTTAAAAAGAGGGGGCAATATTTCAGCTGTATTTAGAACTGAAAAACTTCCTAAAAAATTTAATGGCTATAAAGTTATTAATGCTGATGAGTCTGATGTTAGATTTAAAGACCCTAAAAATATTATTGCCGGTCTATATGCTAAAGGTAAAGCAAGGCACGATAAAACGGGGTTTGTTTTAGATGTTTAAAAGTTTTTTGATCGCGTGGGTATTCGCTCTATTGTTGAGATACACACCCGCAACATTAAAAAAAGGTGATACAGAAAACCTGTATTGTAATTAAATTTGAGTAACATTGTATAATCAAGTGAAGTTTTTAATTACAAGCTAAAATACTGGAACCGGGGTAATATTTAATTTTTAAATGTTACCCCACTAAACGGAAAGGAAAAAATGAAAGAAACAATAGTATATAATAACAAAAAAATAAAACTTCCGTGTGATGTTTTATATAATGATTGTGAAATAGTTGAAGAAATGAACCCGTATAGCGGTGAAGTGTGCAAGCTACCGAGGTTTGCCAGGGGTGTATATGTTAAAATAAAAAATGCAGAAATAAATGGTGATTATAAAACTATGCAAAAATGCATAACCTGGTTTCAAAAACATTTCACTCAAGAATATTATACTTTATTAGATTAATAAACAGAAAGGAAACAATGAAAAAAGCGCATAGTTTGAGGATGCATTTAGACAGTAATTTTTACCCACCATTGCCGGGTGAATTTAAAAATAAATTTGTATCTATTTTTGAAAAATATTGGAGCGCCGGGGACATTGACTGGCTCCAGTCCGCATTAAATAAAATAGGATACAAAGGAAGTTTAGATCAATACGGCTTTGATATGTATGTTAATGAGGAGGATTTTAATTGTTATGATTAATTCAGTGGAGGAACTTCGGGCCCTATTATTGGGCCTGGGGGCTAAAGAGGAAAAATTAGACGGTTTTACTTTTTTAGAATTAGAGTGCGGTGAAAAAAAATCAAATCAACATAGGGCACAAGCTGACGAGCAAAAAGAAAAGGCACAAGCATGCAAGTAAAAGAACTAATGACCATGTTAAAAAAATGTAAAAAAAATGACGAAGTTGTATTTTATCATTTACATAATCATGAACTTATAAATTGTGAACTTGAAAGCGTTCTAAATTTAGAGGAACGGGCAGAAATAACTATAACTGAAATGGAGGAGTGACAAGCATAATGAATAGAAGTACAGAAGAATTATTAAATGAAATTATAGAAGTGTGTGTAACAAATTCTGAAATAGATTGGTCTGACAAAAACCCAGGGGCTGAATTTGTTTACATTATGGATTTAATAGAAGTTTTTAAAAATAGATATAAGTCTTAATTTTTACGAGGGGTTCAGTTTCCGTACTACTTAACAAGGTTATACTTCGTAAGCCAACCCCTCATAATGAAACACTACAAATAGTAGTTGAACTATACGCCAATGTACGATAAAAGTCAAATTATTATGGGAGTACCCGCAAAACTTACAGAAAAACAAATCAAATTCGCAGAGTTGTTAGTTTACAACGAGGGCAGAATGTCGCCTGCGGAATGCGCATTTGAAGCAGGATACAAAACAAGACCAAGACAGGCTGCGAGCGAGCTCCGTAGTCCTAAATACTCACCATTAGTTGTAAGATATATAAATGAGTTACGAGCAGAGATTCAAGAAAAATACGGAATTACTTTTCAAAAACATTTAGGTGAACTAGCGAAGTTAAGAGATGAGGCGCAGAAAAAAGGGGCCTGGAGTGCTGCGATTAATGCAGAGATAGCAAGGGGAAAGGCCGGAGGATTATATGTTGATCAAAAATTAGTAATGACAGGTAATTTAGATCAATTAAGTGAAGAAGAATTACAATCTAAAATGAAACAAATTTTAGAAGATCACAAAAATATAATTAATATTACTGCTGAAGAAGAACCTATCTATACAGAAGAATCAACAACAGAATCACAATTACAAATAAAGAAAGACCTTGAGTCTGATTAAATGGATTATTTATTTTAGTCCATAAAAAGTGAACGTTGCTTTTAATTTTTCCTAAAAACTTTATCATTTAGTTTCCTTTTTCTTTAGAGATAAAATAGTTTTAAATCTCTTTGGTTGCAGACCTTGTGAGTCTGGGCCTTTGGTAGGTGGTAACTGATTCCATTTTACGTTAGGCATATTTTTCGTTAACGTAGTATTTTTCATATATTTATTTTTTCTAACTTAATAACACATCCAGTTGGATATACATTCCTATCACTAAATGCTTCTTCCTTACTATCATAACTTGCAAAACTTCTAATACAAGTTTTATCTTTGCTAAAGATATAACCATAACTAACCATGACTGCAGGATTCAATTTCATAAACTCTTCAGAGTTTGCATGTCCAGAATCACCAACAATATCAAGCCAAGTTATTTTATAGAAGTAATATCTTTTCTTGCTTATCAATAAAGATTGATATTTAGATTTTTTATTTTTGCCAGGCATTTCAGTTTCTAACACATAAGGAGGATTTTGACCCCTATAAAGTTTTTTAAAAAACAAAAAAGGTCGCGCGCGCAGAGTACGGAGAAATGGCTATTTCATTGACTTTTTTAACATATTGATTTCTTGCCAACACGAAAAATCAAAAAAGCTAATAATACCAACAGATTTGCCAGACCTTGCCACTGCAAAATGACTGCTCTGGCAAGCTTTTTTTGTTTAATACCAACACTTATAATCGATTTTTAAGACATTTGCCACTCTGCCAGCCTAAAAATTTTTTTTTTTAAAAAAAAAACATGACCCCTAACTTCCACTTATACCTGGCAACGATAGTAAACAAATGTTTACTATAATAAATAAAAGATAATGAAATCAACGCTCCGCGCTCCCCGCTCCATTTTCAGCATAACATTTTACTTGTCACCCGACCGCGGAACGCGTATCGTTTGACCCCTCAACAACAACATAGGAGCACTATAATGCCAA